CCTGGTGGTCTTGGTAACCACCTCAATAAAATGATAACTAAAGGTTATCTAACCAAGAGTGATATCACTAGAAAGATTACATTAAAAAGTTTTATGTTTCCTGTGGCAAACAGCCAAGGGTATAGAATTAAATTAGTAAAGGAATGAATTGGATACTAGGAGTAGAAGGTAGCATTGCGTATAATATTGATACAAAGAAGGAAGACTACGCATTAAAGATAGAAGTCTCACAAGATGTATATGATTGGCTTGATAGTCATGATATAGAATATACAGAGAACAGAGATAAAATTTTTATTGTAAATAACTTAAGGTATGTGGATTTAGGTCCTAAACTAGAAGTGGTTAAAATACAAATGGGTAAGGGAGGAACAGCATGAGAAAGATAGAAGCATTAAAGAATGATGAGCTCTTACACGAGTTTTATTCAATAGAGGGGCACAAGTATCCAGACCTCAACTTAGACCAGTTCAAAGAAGTAGTTTTTACTCCTTGGATTATGTTAAGGAAAGAAATGGAATCTGGTGAGCTAGAGGAAGTGCGACTAAAATACTTTGGTTCCTTTCAAGTATACCTTGGAAGGGCTAAGCAAATGTTAGCAAATATTAATGAAAGAAAGAAATTTAATAAGATTGATGTGAAGCAATATTTCAAGCTGAAAGACATGCTTGAAAAGTATTTAAAGAAGCAGTGATGGGAATAATTAAAAATGTTTATACTGGATATAAGAACCTATTGACAGGTATCACTATCCCAGAAGAAAAGAAAAGACTTGCTATTTGCAATAAATGTGAGTTTAAAAAACCTGGTGTAACTATACATTGGTGCATGAAATGTTTATGTAATATGCCTGCAAAAATTAAATCACCAAAAGCACATTGTACAATAAAAAGATGGTAAAAAAGACACTACAATATATGGGCTACAAATATACAAAAGTAAGAAATTACACAGATAAGGAACTACTTGATAGAGTCAAGAGTTTAGACTCATTTAGAGAAATACCAGAAGGGTATTGGATATTAGGCGTACAATCTGAAGAAGATATATATGACCATTTTGATGATAAATTCTATCTATTTAAGGGAGAGGAGTTTATAACTACTACTACTGGTACTACGAACGCTGGGACGACTGGACTACTCAACTACGAGAAGTATAGTAAGGATGGCGTATTGATTGTTAAGACAAACGAATGGTACTATGGACTATGGAAATTTGGTTTTCATAGAGGTAAGATGCCTGCTCTCAAGCAAGTAAGACCAATCAAATATTTTAGGGATTGGAATAAGAACAAGAAGTCAGAAGAGATGGGTAGAATGTATGAAGGGATAAGAGGAATTAATTTCCACACTGTTACATATCAAAAAGCCATGGACTTAATAAGAACATTGATTGGTGGATGGAGTGTTGGGTGTCAAGTAATTAATAATGTGAGACAATACTATAATATTTTAAATCTTGTAAAGGAGCAGAAAGATGTAACCTATTGTTTAATAAAAGAATTCTAATATGGAAAAAAATAAAAAAATAAAAGTAGTCTATGCCACAGAAGATATTGTGGAATTTGAGACAGAGTGGTTTAATACAGATGATTTACTACAAGATGTAAATGACCTAGACCATGACATTGTACTTGAAGAAAGAGTAGGAAACTCTTATACACAATTTAATTATAAGGGCACAGCAAAAGCTGGTGAAGTATATAAAAAAATATAATCTATGGCATTTCTATTTACAGTAACAGAAAAGACAGTCTTCCCAAATGCAGAGACTTTATTAATAAGTCCTTTTAAGGATATATGGGAGAGAGATAAAACCAAACAAAAGATATATGCTCTTGAAGAGCTTGCTTACATTGAGTTTATGACCTCTATGAAAAAGAGTAATCCTTATAGACAATACCCTGAAACTCAAAAAGGAAAGAAAGTACGTGAAGCTGTTATAACAGTAGATGGGTGGGAGCCAGATGAATTGGTAAAGCAAGCCATGCATAAAGTAACAATGTTTCAAAAGGAAGCGTCTACTACTTTTAACTATTATGTTGCAGCAAAGAGAGCTGCAGAAAAGATGCAGAATTTTTTCCTAGAGGTAGATATCAATGCTGTGAACGAAAAGACTATGAATCCTTTGTACAAACCTAGAGACATAACCTCAGCTTTGAATGATACAGAGAAAGTATTGAGTAACTTAAAGAGCCTGGAAAAGAAGGTTGAAGAAGAGTTATATGAAGAAACAAAAAATAGGAGTAACAAAGAAATATCATTCTTTGCAGACCCTGAAAGTTTAAAATAATATGGAGGTATTACTTGTTGTTTTATTTATATTAATTGTAATGGCTGCCACTGAGCATGATGAGTAGTACATATATAGAAGGTAAGGTAGATTCAGTTAGGAACCCCAGTGGTCAATGGGTTAATTCCCAAGTTTTCCGTGAGGCAGGTAACCACTTCATGAAACACAACTACTATGTTGCTGACCCATGGGGAACCCCTGACTGGTTAAGTTACTGGAAAGCTGAAAGAAACAAATCAATACACGGAGTTTCACTTGGTGGTGCCAGGATAACAGGAGAGCATTATAATTATCTCAACTACACACCTATCAGAAAGGTAGGTAAGATTAGCGGTAATGTAGCTGATAAGATTACAGGCTTTCCTGACTTCTGGGATGGTGACTACAATTACTTTTGGGTTAGAAAGATTGCTAGATATGGGGTCATTGACATGCTCCTTGATGATGAGGAGAAAGAATTAGTTGTCAAGATGACTGATAAGGAACAAGCTCTCAAGATGAAAGAATTATTTGAGGGCTTGAATCTTTTTGTAAAGATAGAAACAGACTTTCTAGGTGGTGGATTTAATCTTATTGTAGGTAAGAGTAGACGGAAAGGGTACTCGTTAAAGGCTGCTGCAATTGGCTCTAATGCTTACTTCACTAAACCCAACAAACTTATTATATATGGTGCCCATGATAAAAAATACCTATACCCAAATGGTATTTTTGGGATGACCTACAACAACATTAACTTCATCAATGCTAACACTGGTTGGGCTATGCCCTCTGATGTTATTGATAGGTTAGGTTCAGGTCACATTAAGGCATCATACATTCAATACAAGAATGGAATAAAATTAGAGAAAGGTTTCAAGTCTGAGATAATGGCTTTGACCTTTAAGGACAACCCAGATGCAGCCAGGGGTAAAGATGCTGAAGAAGTATTCTTTGAAGAATCAGGAGCCTTTGGTACACCTGGATTATTGAAAGATTCCTATAAAGCCACAGAAGATTGTGTAATGGCAGGGGCTATCAAGACAGGTATGATTACAATCTTTGGGACTTCTGGAGATATGGAAGGTGGTACTTATGATTATGCAGACATGTTTGGTAGACCTCAAGCTTTTGGTTTACTACCATTCAAAAATGTTTGGGACGAAAATAGTGAAGATATTAATGTAGGTTTCTTCCACCCTATTAATTTGAACATGGAAGGTTACTATGATGAAAATGGTAACTCAGATAGGGAGGGAGCTAAGAAAGTTGAGCTAAAAATTAGAGAAGACCTAATTAAGCATGGTGCCACTTCAACAGAGATACAATCTAGAATGCAAGAGAAGCCTCTTGGACCTGGAGAAGCATTCTCTTCAGTTTCTGTAAACACATTTCCTGTACTGGAATTAAAGAGACAGCTACAAATAGTAAAAGCAAAAGGATGGCAATTATCTAAAGGTACCCCTGTTAACATGTATTACAAAGATGGTAAAATTGTAGCTGAACCAATATTAGATGGTACAGCTAAGCCAGTCACAAGTTATTACAATGTACCTACTGACAGAAGAGGATGTCCTATAATATATGAGCAACCTATTGCAAACCCTCCAGTTGGATTATACAAAATTGGATATGACCCTATTAGGCAAGATGAAGGAACATCCCTTGCTAGTATAATAGTGTACAAAAGTAAACACCAAGGCACACAACATTATGACATTATTGTTGCAGAATATATAGGTAGATTAGAAACTCCATCAGACATAGACAGGATTGCAGAGATGTTTGCTGACCTCTATGGAACAAAGATTATGTATGAGAATGAAGTTACTGGTGTAAAAACATACTTTCAAAGAATAAAAAGATTACATTTACTAGCTGCACAACCTGATAGAGTAATCAGTAAGAACATTAAAAACTCAAAGGTTGCTAGGATATATGGTTGTCATATGAATGGACAACTTAAAGATGCAGGAGAAAGGTATGTAAAAGAATGGTTACTAACAGTTCTAGACTATGATGAACATGGTGGGACAATTACAACGATAGATAAAATCTATTCAGTAAGGTTGCTAGAAGAGTTAATCGCATACAATAGAACAGGGAACTTTGATGCTGTTTCTGCTCTGTTTATGTGCATGTTTCAGATACAAGAAGAAGCATTAGGTAAAGTGTATAATGAGAAGGACAAACACAAGAATGCAAAAAAACTCTTAGAAATGAGAGGAAAAATGTATAAAAAGTATTAACTTTGACAAAAATTAGATTATGGAGCAAAATAAGAGACTCAGGAATGAGAGGCTAAGTGCATCAGCAAAGAATGCAAATAAGAAACAATGGTATAAAGATAAAGCCATTGAGCTAAAAAATGACCACAATTCCCTGAGAGAATCTTATGGTCATGTCTCTGACTACAAAAGAATGATGGTTAATTATAACCTCTTCAAT